TTCACAAGTTTCTAAATCACTTGCACCATAATTAACAACCACATCTTCAGAAGGAACAAATATCCCACTGGGTCTACCTAAATTAGGATCATAATAAACTTTTCTAAAAGCTGAACCTGCTAAAGGCAGGCTGAATAATAATTTTTCTGTTTCTGTTCGGTATTCTGACATCTCATGTGTCAGTAAATAGTTCATGTAATCTTGAACTCTCTCAGCTTGTTTTGATTTCTCTTCAGTAACCTTACCTACAATTTTAGTCTTTACAGGACCTTGTGCAGGAAATATCTCAGAGATAGCCTGAGATTGAAATCTAATAACTGCCTCAGAAAGCATAGGGTGAAACACACCACAAGCTCCATTCCAAGGCTGGGTTCTTTCTTCAATCTTTAATCCAAGCTGATCTAAACCCTTAGTATAGGTTTCTTCCCACTCTTTTCTAGAATCTTTATCATTTTGAAAAGCAGCTACAAGTTCTGAGCCAATTCTTTCTAAATCATTTTCATCTAAAACTTCAGCTAAGTTATCGCCAAAGTCTGTCATGGGTCTTTCTTCCCTTGGATCAAAATCTATTAGCATACCCCCATCTTCAGTTTCTATAGCAACAGAATCAGGGTTTTCTATAGCAATGCTTATAGCTTCTGGCTCTTGTTCTATTAAACCTTCTACTGGGGTAGCAGGTGATCTTTCTATTGCCAATATAAACTCCTAGTAGTAATCAGCGACTTTATTGTGTTCTAATTCTTCCTCTTCTTCATCTGAATGTAAAGGAACAAAGCCACCTTGTCTAAATCTTAACAGAGCTTGCGTACTGCTATCAACTAAATCATCATGTTCTGCATTAGGAAATGCTGCAAACTCTTCTATAACTTCTTCCGCCCATTGTGTTTGAGGTGCCCATACAATCCCTGATGCGAATAGATCAGACACTGCATTAACTCTTGATATCTTATCATTACCTCTGCTAGGCGTGTATTCTTGAACTGGGATACCCATTTGCCTTAACTCAAATATAAGCGGCATACCAGCAGCCTTAGCTTCAACGATAAAGGCATCAGGTTTATAGGCATTGTATTTCTCCATAGCTAGTTTCTTTAACTCAGGGAACTCTAACCTTTCTTTATGGGCATCTAATAAAACTACATTCGGTGCAAATTTACCATCGTCTTCGCTTTCCATGTAGAAAACACCCCAAGTGGTACACGCTGAATAGTCTGCACGTTCTGACTTTAAAAATGCAGTATCCCAAGATTGAATAATAAATTCACATTGAGGAGGTTCCTGGTATTCCCATTCCATCCACCATTCACGTTTAACTAATGCACCTTCTTCAGCAGTTGGGTCTTGTTGGTATTGAGCCATCCACTTAGATGCAGGCAGTTCAGCTTTGAGAGCCTCTAATTCTTCTAGCTTCCAAAACTCAGACCACAGAGGAGAACCCGAAGGTAAAATGGCAGGAAGCTCTATAACTTCCCATTGGTCTGCACCGCCTCTTTTAATACTAGCATCAATAACTTGACCTGTAAGGTCTTTCTGATGCCAGCGTGTCATTACGATAACAATAGAGCCGTTAGGCTGTAAACGCTGACGAGGACCTGAAGTGTACCACTCGTAAGTCCTATTAAAAACATTGATATCAGAACTTGCACCTTCTTGTTCTGAATGTGGGTCATCTATAATGAGCAGGTCAGCACCCTTACCAGTTACAGCACCACCTACCCCGATGGCGAAATATTCTCCACCTTTATTGGTGTTCCAACGCCCTGCTGCTTTAGAGTCAGCCTGCAAACTGACGTTAGGGAATATTCGTTTAAAATCTTTACTGTTGACAAGGTTTCTGACCTTCCGCCCAAACCCTACAGCCAACTCAGCCGTGTGAGCCGTCTGAATAATCTTTTTGTCTGGGTATCTTCCTAAAAACCATGCAGGCAATAGGTAGGATGCAAACTCTGACTTGGTATGACGAGGAGGCATATTAATGATTAATCGCTTGAGTTCGCCCTTGGCAACCCTCTCAAACGCTTCCGCCATGATCTCATGGTGTTTACCATGAATAAAAGCAGACCACATCTCATAAACAAACTTTAGATACTCTTCGCTACAACCCTCCCTAGCCTTGGCTTCTTCTAGTTCTTCTAAAAGACCAAGTAGCTCTTGCTTATCTTCAAGGGAAAGATTCTGTATCTTGCTTAAAACTTGTGAGTTCATACTATCTAGTATATACCTACTACTTGTATACCAATCAAAAAAACTTATCTAGTTCCTATTAGTAGGTACCTACGAGTGGTAGGCACTAGATATCTAGTATGTACTAGGTATATGTATCTACAGATTCTACAATATTGCAGGTCTTCACAACGAAAGTCAAGTATTTATGTAAAAAATATATATGGGGGGTATATGGGACCCAAAACTTTCTATGAAATTAGGGGGTAGGGGGTCTAATATGCACCTGCTAGCAAAATGCAATTAGTACTAGACTGAGAAAATAGGTATATGAATGTGCAAATCACTATGTATGTATGTCCTGCGATTGACGGGTACATGCATGGGGGTGGGGGTCTGTCTATATCGCTGTAAAAATAGGGTGGTATTTATCTGGACTCTACTCTTCCCTGTTTAATAATGCTGTGATCTTTTCCTCTATGTCTTGTTCTATGTCTGTGCTGTCCCTTGTTTCCTTTTGCTCTGTCACATCTGTAAACATTGCGACTGACTTACCTAATAACTCTAATGCTCTTATCCTTGCTGAATCACTATCAGACTCTTTGGACTCTTTATATAACTGTTCTATGACATAGTTTCTTGTTCTGAGGCTAGATGCTACTGATGACACCTCTTTACGTTCTAAAGCCTTTTGTATGCTTAGTGCTATCTTAGGGTTAGCTACTAATTTACTTGCCTCCACTTCTACCCACTTTGGAATCTTGCCTGTCTTAGTTAAAGCAACGTCATACACTTTTGCATAGACCTCCTTATAACTTCCTAACTTGCCTTTAACGATCTCATTAACAAACTGTCTTTGTTTAATGGTTAGATCATCCTTCTTTATGACTTGGAGTTTTGGTTTATCTGGGGTTTTTGTTTTGTCGTCTTTCATAAGAGAAATATTAACCTGTATATGTATTCTTGGTAATGATCTCATTTAGCTATCAGTTATATAGATAAATATGATTAGACAATGGAGACAGATTTTGAGATACTAAATGAATGGTGGAACGTTGGGATAACAGTACTGCCTCCTAGTGAAACATAAAGCTAGGGATTCGCAACGCGAGTGAATCAGAAAACAATGGGCGTGGGTGAATCTTTAAGGGATTCTTTAAGGGTATGAAATTCCTCTTGAACTGAGACCAAATTAGGCGATAGCTAAAACAGTCTTAACTAGGGAAAAGTAAGAACTACTGACACAACCTCCAGTGTCTGTGAATTAACACACTGAAGAGAATCCTATTTTGGGATTCAAGAAACATATAATCTTGGAGGATTAAATAATGGATAATTCAATACATCATTTTTATAACAGGTATGAAGGCGATACTTTTCAAATTGTTGGAAAATCTAATGCTATTAGATTTTTAGAAGACGAAATAAAAGATTCAGATATTTTTACTGTAATGAACAAATATCGACATTTTTCTAGTTGGAATGAATTGCAAGAATATCTTGATGCACATTTTATTGCGGCAAGAAAACCTAATGCTGATTATCAAAAAGCATTGAATAAATATTATTCTTAATTGAATTTAAAGGAGGGATTTATTCCCTCCTATATCCACGAATTAACGTGCTGACGAGTATCCTGTTTTGGGGTACAAGAAATATAAATAATCTTGGAGGATTAAAAATGAGAAAAGTATCAATCGATATTGCAAAAGCATTTCTAAATGGAAAGTCTAGAACTATTGGAAACTCTTATACAGAAGAGGGAAAGATTGTTCTGCATGGGAACACCATTGCATGGTGGGAAAATGATATAGGGAATATGAATAAATCTCATTTAGTCTTTTCTTTGTGTGGGTGGGGAACACCTACAACAAGGGAACGATTAAATACTTTGTTCTATCATCTATATGCTGACCCTGTTTATCTTAGCCAAAAGAACTTTGAACAAGTGCTGACGATCAATGACAAAGAATATGAATTAAAC